GAAGATGGCACCACTACCGTCAGGGAAGGGCAGGTGCGATTCGACGTGTACTCACACCTTCCAGACGGGCGGCGAGTGGCGACCGGCGTGAGCTTTGCCAGCGAGATGCTGGAAGAACCGAGCGTTGGAGACTTCGTGCTGATGCAGGCAAAGTTGGCGACTGCGAATCTTCTGCGCGGGCAGGTGCAATGATGGGACACATGAAAGACTTTGACCGTCGCATCCGCCAGGGCGGCGCCGACGCGATTGCGGCGGTGGGCGAGTTGATGCCGCAGTGGATTCCGGTGGGCGAGCGGCTGCCGGAAGATCGACAGCGAGTCCTTGCCTACTTGTCGCAGTTTATGGCTGGCGATTCGACGGACGTTTGCCAAGCCACGTTCAACGCAGATGTCGGCTGGTTTGAAACGCAGTTCGGCTGCTACACGGCGTCTCACTGGATGCCACTGCCCGAGCCGCCGGAGGTAACGAAATGAGCGAAGACGAAGAAGACGACGGCCTTGATAGCGACGAGTCCAAGACGTGCGAGCGGTGCAGGTTCTTTCGCGAGATCGTCGTCGGAAAAGACGGTGAGTGCAGGAAGTACGCGCCTCAGCCGACACGAATGCGATTCGGCCCGCGCCGAAGTCCTGACGACCACTACGCGCCGGAGTGGCCTATTGTCACCACCGCAGATTGGTGCGGCGACTTTGAGGAGCACCCGCACAAGGCTGGCAACTCATGGGGCGGGTAGCCCATTTCCCGGTTATTGCCTCACGGGCAATCAGCGTGAAATAGCGTGCCGGGCACTGGGGGCGGCGCGAGGAAAGGAGACTCGCACCACACACCCCAGGCCCGGCTCACGTTTCGTCAGGCTCGCCCTGCTCGTCAAACGCCATGCTGCGCAGGTCCGCGATCTCAGCAAGCAGGCGGTGCCGCTCGGTCAGCAGTCTCAGCACGTCAGCTGCCAGCGTGCCAGCCGTGCCCGTGTAGGCACCGCTGAACCGGCGGGCGCGGTGCTCCATGTGGGCCAGGTCGTCGCCCGTCAGCGGTTCGCTCATTTTGCCACCATTGCCAATCCGACGTTCGCCAGCGCGTAGCCAAACCACGCGATAGCCATACCCGGCGACCCCTGCCGGTATTGGTCAAGGGACACGATTAGGTAGACGCCACCAACGGCGAGGATGAGCGGGGCGCTCACTGATGCTCCTCCCGGTGCAATAAAAGTGCCAGCAAACTGTAACTGGCCAGATCGGCCAAATTGTCCTCGAGCGACTCGTTCTCAAGGCGGCCCGTTGCATTGAACGTCGCCAATCGAGTCACCTTATCCGATAGCCGAACCATCGCAGCTTTCCACGAAGGGATGCCAACGAACTTCGCACCGTTGCGAATGTTGGCGAGCGGGTCGGTGCCAGACGGGCAACCGTAGTCGCTGCTCTTGCGTCTGTGCATCGCCTTGAGCGAATCGCAGAGATCGAAGAACGCCTGCGACGTTGGATGCACTGGCGGGAGTCGCTTGTCGACGATCGCTCCAAAGTCCGCGAGCGTGTATTGATTCGTCGCAGCCGGCTGCTCATTTCCGGCGAGCCGCGTTTCGACAGCGTGCCTCAGTGCGGCGTTGGAATCCTCGAGCGTTGCGGTCATTTGGTGTCCTTTCTCAAGTCGCGGTCGCAAAACAATGGATAGGCCCGCGTCACTTCGTTGCGGCCGTGGTCGATGATCGCCATCCCTTGGCACGGCCGCTCTGGTGACGCGACTCGTTCAGCGTAGGGCGAGTGTCCAATCACGCTTCCGTTGGCAACGTATCGCGCCCCGCGGAGCCAGCCCCAACTGTGGTAGTGGCCGAAGATCGTCAGGTTCGCTTTGCGGCCTGCGTCCCACCTGGCGATGGCTTTGCTGGCCGGCAGGGCCAGGCCGTAGACGCCACCGGCGAAACGAATTGAGTGGCCGTGCGTAGTACGCACTAGGAACCCGTCGAGATCCACATAGCCCAGGTGCCCTGCCGCAATCTGCCAGTGGACGTTTTTATTCCTCTCCTCACGCGCGAGCGTGAAATACATCATCTGCTCCCACGAGTGATCTAGTTCCGTGGCAATGCGGTTTTTCTCTGTGCTGCGGCCGTGGTTGCCGGCGTTGGTGCAGACGATCACCTCGTCAGCGTGCTGGGCGATTGAGTCGATCAGCCCACGCAGCCGCTCGGCAATCCAGCGGGTGGCGTTCATCGGCGACAACTGCGCCACCTCCATACAGTCGGGGTGGATGTGACCCGTAATGAAGTCGCCGCCCAACCATATGAGCACGCGGCGAACGTCTGCCTGGTGCCGCTCATGCTCGAGACAGTCCAGAAACCGCTCCTGCAGTTCCGCCAGCCTCAATTGACATACGTCAAGCGAATAGTCGTTTTCGCCGTTGACCGTCTCCGGCAGCACGCGCTCTTCAGCGTGCACGTCTGACAGCATCAGCACCGCCGTGGCGGCGTGCTTGGTGCGTTTCCGACCCTTGACAGTTTTGGTCATGGGCTTGCTGGCGATGCCCTTGAGACTCACGAGTGCGTCGGCACGCTCACGTTCTCGGTCAATCGCCTTGAGTGCGGCGTCATACCTTTTTCGGTATAGCGCCACCTCAGACCGCAGCCGCGACAGTTCCGCGTCGGATGCAAGCGTGTCGATCGAGTCGGCTATTTTTTCTTGAGCCATTTGGACACCGTGCTCTCAGTTGGGAGGTTCCATCCACGCTTCCCGGCAATACTGACCAGTGCGGTAGCAACCTGATGCCGGCGGGCTGCGTAGCCGCCAGATTGGAATCGCGAGCGAACCGCCAGCAGTTCTTCCTGCGCTTCAAGCGGCAATCGGGCGAACCACGTCACAGCCGGATTCGCCTGCAACACCGACACGATTTCATCGCCTAGTGCCACGTGCTTGGCCGCCATGACTCACTCCTTCGGCTTGATGTCGTAGAGGGACAGCAGCACCTTTGCCAGATCCTTCCCGGCCTGCTCGACCACGCCCTCATCAGCCTGCGGAAAGATCGCGTGCAGCAACTCGTGGAGAATGATTGTGAGGCGATGTCGGCCGCGAAGGCCGTCGTGGATAACGATGCGAGGCCGCTTCGCCTTCTGCGTGTAGGTGATGCCGTACGCAGACCCGGTCAGCGGTGCGAACCGGATGAGCCACCGCTCGTCGCCGTTCAGCGTGAATTGGTGGTCCTCTGACACGCGAAGCCCTTTCGCCCGTCAGTCTGGCGGGTGTGTCAAGCAGACGTGCGTGCTCGAGCCTTGCGGCACGCCATGCGCACCAGAAGCTTCGCCGCCATGTCTGACCATGGCAGTATCGTCTTGCCATGCTGCCGACGTTTTGCGTGTTCGCCACGCATAGCGGCGAGGATTTCCGGCAGTCCCTGCCCCTCGCACCAGGCGGCGCCCATGGAATTCATCTTGCGGCTCATGGCGTTGCAGCTGCAGCCAAGGTTCGCTTCGATGCCGAGCAAGTTTTTGAGAAGGGCTTTCAACTCGGTTCCCGGCCCGCCCTCTGGCTGATCGGCTTGCGGCCTGCCCTTGCTGTGACAGTCCCGCTCGACCATTTTCCCGTCCACGAGTATTCGCTCGATGCAGCCCATGTCAGGTGATTGTGAGAGTTGCGGTTGCGGCGTTGTATGTTCCGGTCGCCGTCGTGCCCGTGAGCGTAGGCGTGTAGGTCTGCGTCGTCGGCCCAGCCAGCAGGACGTACTGGGCGCCAGAAGTAGGGTCGGCCGTAAAGGCCACCGTCAGGGCTGCGCTGGTGAACGTAGCAGTCGTGGCAAGCCCGCCGGGGTTGGTGGGGATCGTCTCTGTTACCACCGTGCCGGCCGATACGTCGAGCGTGCCGGAGAACGTATTCGTTGAGGCGATGCGCAGCGTGCCGGCGCCAGTTTTTGCCAATGTGCCGCTTCCAGACAGCGTGCCGCCGATTTCTATTTCGTCACCGCTGCCCACGCTGAACGTCGGAGAGTTGGAAACCGCCACCGCGTCGAGGGTCGCGTTTCCCGTCAGAGTGCCGCCCGAGACGTTGAGCGTGCCACCGAACGTGCTGCCGATGTCGAGCGTCCCGGCGGTTGCGTTAAGCGTGCCGGCAAACGTGCTGGTGCCCGTGATCACGAGCGTGCCTGTGCCGGTCTTCGCCACCGTGCCGCTGCCGGAAAACTCGGTGTCAATCACGATCCCTTCGCCGCTGCCAACGCTGATCGTGCCGCCCGTCGCTGCGACTGTGTTGATCGTCGCGTCTCCCGTGAGCGTCCCCTGCACCAGCGAGACGGGCGAGGCTAGGTCAACCGTGCCACGGTAGTCCAGCACTGCGCCGCTGCCGTCAATCGTCACGCCGGCGTCAGCGGCGATGCTGCCGGTTACTCGCAGCGTGCCGTACTCGACACGAGCCTCGCCGGTGGTCGACAGATTGCCCGAGAGCAGGACATCCCCGGTGTTCCCGTCGCTGCCGAACGTATAGTCGATTTCGACAGGACCGGCGTCTCCAGGGTTGCCGCCAAGCCAGCCGTTCGCGAACTCCACTGTACCGCCGTTTGCGGCTTGTATCAGCACGTCCTGATTCACGAAGAATGTCATCACCGACTGGAACCGCGTCGTGCCGTTGGTGTTCGCACCGCCGAGCGTGGCCGGCCCGCTGCCGCCACTAATGTCGATGATCCGCCCGACCTGCGCTCCGCTGTCCAGTAGGAGGGTTGTGCCGCCGGCCATCTCCACAACCGGAGAACTGCCGCCACCGAGGCCGCCGTTCAACGAGTAGCCGAAGGCTCCGTTGCCGTCGAGCGGCGCGTTCGCCGTGACGATCAGCGTGCCGGCTAGGATTTCAGTCTTGCCGGTGAACGTGCTGGCGGCCGTCAGTTTCCACCGTCCGCTGCCGGTTTTCTTGAGCGACTTATTGAATCCTGACGAAGGGTTCGCCATCGCTGCGACCGCGTTGTCTGCCGTGCTGGTGCCGGTGAGCGTCAGCGTGAGGTCGCAAGCAGCGGCGTAGTTGAATCCCGGCAGCACCAGTGCGCCGCCGTTTGCCTCGATCGTCGCGTCGCCGTGCATCTGGAACGTCGCTGTCGAAGTCACGCCGGGGCCGTCGTAGGTCAGCGTCGTCTCGCAGTCGCGGGAGCAGTCGCCCAGCCAGAGCGTGATGTCGTTGCAACCGGAGTAGTTCAAAGACTCCAGGTATGCCGGGGCCTCCTCGGCTGGCGTCCAGCAGACGGACACGTCGAGCCGCCGGAACTCGGAGTCGCACGGCATCGGCTCAACATTGAATTTATCCCAGCAGACCAAGAACGCGACGTTGACCGGGCATCGCTTTGTCGGCGTGGCGGTCTGCCCGACCGGTACGCCGTGAATCAATATTTCGGAGTCGGTCGTTCCGGTGACGGTCACGAGCCACGGGCGGACAGTTGGCTCGCACCGCTTTCGCCGCGGCTGCGTGAACGTCAATCCCGAGGCTTCGCTGACGACCGATTCGCAGCAGTCCGTCGTGAATGGAGGCCGACACTCGTCCGTCGCGCGGCAGCTCTCTTGGCCGACGCCGGCCCAGCAGCCATCGGCCTCGTCGCACTCCTCTTGCGACAGTGTGCCGACACTCTCGCCATCAACACAACAAGCGCCCTTGCACGCTGTTTCGCAGTCCGCCGCGCCGGCGTCAATGATGTCTGGCACTTCGCATTCGTTCTTCGGGCCAACATCACAGCTAACAACGCCGTCGTCGTCCTCGCGGCAGCACGCGACTTCGCACTGCGGCTCGTCTGGGCAGCACAATTCCTCCCACGTGCCTTCGCAGTCTGCCTCAAACGTGTAGGTGCATAGCCCGCCGTTGCCGCAGCACCGTCCAATCGGGCCGCGGTCAACCCCTTCGGGCGTAAATCGCGTATAGGGAAAGTCCTCCAAGTTGCAGCCGGGACACTCGACGAGTTCAAGATTGTCGAGCGTTGGGACCATCTCCTCCGCTTCAGGGTCGTAGACCTCATCTTCGAAGCAACCGCAGCAGGTCGCCGACTTGTTCACAAACACTTGCCCGGCCGGGCAAGGCTCGACATCGGGATACCAGACACCGTTACAGCATGTGCCCTCGGTCGTGCGCCAATCGTTGCCGCAGCACTCGCCGGCCTCAGAACTCGGGAACCAGTGATCCTGCAGTTGCGTAGTCCACTGGTCGTAGCCGCTGCCGGGAGTGTCAATCGTGAGATCAGTGATTTGCCCGAACGTCTCGCTGTCGGGGTCTTCGTCAATCGTGACTGAGATAGCAGGCGACGTTCCACCTGATCCCCGAAGCGTTGTGACCGTGACGGTCGCCACCTCAACCTCATCATCAACAACGCGAGCGTAGCCTGAGCCGCCTTTTCGCAGGACCACGTCCGCTACCGTCTTGCCATCGGTCAGGATTATTTTTCCGCTGGCGAGACTGTTGCACGTTTCCACGCCGCCAAACGTGGAACTGAAAGCAAGTTGGACCGTCGGCACTTTGCAGCACGTTCCGCTGCCCGTGGTGTACCACTTGTCGTCGCAGCACTCTCCGCCCTCTTCCTCCTCCGTGGTGCGGAAGTCGCCACCGCAACAACTGCCGGTCCCCGGCAATCGCCACTCGCCCTCGCAGCAAAAGCCGGTCGGCCGCGCATACTCTTCGCCGCAGCAGTTGCAGCCCGTGCATTTCGCGCAGCAGCACGAACTGCAATTAGAGCCAATCATGATTCCAAGCGGGTACATCGCGGCCGCACAAAGCGCGACGAGCCAGAGCGGCAGCGCAATCGGGTCAAGTGATTCGATCACGTCAGCACTCCGCGGCGATCAGATACCAGGCGGTGCCCTCGCGAGCGATGGCGCAGTGAGCCGTGCCTGTTGGAGCGGGAACGTTGGCGAACAGATTGATCGCCACGCTGGTTCGTGCCGTATCGTTTCGCAGCGTAACCGTTTTCGTGTTGCCCTTGTTCCACGCGCCAGAGAATGAGCCAATGCGAAACGGCTTGAACGCTGGCCCGTCAGGAGGCGAACCGAAATCAAAGCCGAGAGCGGCGGCAAACGTCAGAGGGCGGGCACGAGGGAACTGCCCCTCAACGGTGCGAACGACACGCCCAATGCGAGCAGCAGAATTGTCGTCAAACTGCGTGAGCATGTCAGGTCGTCGGTGTAGTCGGCGGGGCACCGAACAGCGTGGTGAAGTTGGTTTCTGGGTTCACTCGCCGCGTCAAGATCGTCGGCGCGCCACCCGTCTGCGCTCCGCTGCCGTTTAGACCGACAGGATTCGGGGACGGAATCCATTCCGAGTTTTGAAAATCAAACACCATGCAGCGACGCTTTTGCCCGCTGTCAATGAAGTTGAACCCAATGTCGGGCAGTTGGTAGCTGTGCCCAGACTGCCGATATCGCAGTTCTGCGGTCGCCCTCCAAAACGCCGTGACGACGCCGCTGACATCCTCGCGGTCAGGCTCAACGGTGACCTTCTCGACTCGAACCGAGCCAGCAGGGCACCCGAGAAACGTGCCGTCGTTGACGAAGTTTTGAGCCGCAATCCAGCTAGTAGGCAGGCTGGCCCAGTTGGCCGTGATCAATATCGTGATGACCGACTCTTGCGTCACCAAGCCGGGAAAATAATCGTAGGCCGAATTTGTCAGGGGAAGTTTCGTGCCGTTTCCAGCGCCTGAGTAGTAGAAGAGCGCAGGAACCTCGCCAGGGGCCGAACTAAACGTCCATTCGTACGTTCGAGCCGTCGGCGAAAGAAGTTCGCTGTCGAGAACAACACGGTAGTCGGCGACGATTTTCCCGTGGTATGGCGACCCCTCGTGGGCCTCGGAGTAGGTGAGTTTCGACAACTTGTACTTCTGTCCCGTGTACGTCGGGTGCTCCTGGCCAAGATCGAGGCCCGTTGCCACAAGCACCGCGGACTCACTAACGGGAGAATCAATGGCGTTGTCCGTGCGAACGACGACAAACTCGCGCGTCAGTTGCCGAGTCTGGCCGATTTCATACACCGCCTTGCGGGGCAGTTCCTTCAGGCTGAGAAAACTCATAGCAGCGTTGCGGGGATTCCGATCCTGTTGAGGTTTGTGGCAAGACCCTCTGCGATCTCGCGCATGATTTTGTTTCCGAGCCGCTGCTCAATCAGTCGCGGATCTTGCGCCGTCGTTGCCAGGCCGAGCACGATGGCTGCACCCTCTGCGGTTCGAGCGTCGGCCGTTTCAACGGTGCGAGAGCCGAGCGTATTCAAGTCGTTGAACAGTTTTTGCTGCCGCTCGGCGGCCTTGGCAAATGCGTCATTCGTCAGGCCGATCGCATCGTTCGCGGCCCGCTGCAGTTGCCCGACTTGCTTCTGGGCCGCGTTCGCAAATTGCTGCTGCTGGGCGGCCTGAGCGTTGGCGCTTGCGAGGGCGCCAGCGTTGATTTGTTGGTTGGCTTGCACCTTGCCGTCAACGATGTTCTGCTCGGCCCTCTTGAGCTTCTCGAGTGCGCCCAACTCAGCCTGGCGGGCTTTGGCGGCCTTTAGGTCGCCAGCCTCGCGGGCGGCAGCAACAGATCGCTGTTGCGTTGCAATCTGGTCTTCAATCGCCTTGAGGTTCTGTGCTGCCTCGATCTTCCGTTTGTTCGTTTGCTCAAACGCCTCGGCCTCTAGGCGTGCGCGGTCAGTCACGAGAGTTTTGAGATATTCATTGACGCGGGTGTTTGCGTCCACCTGACGCTGGAACGCTTCCTGCTGCGCCTGCTGCTGGGCTTGACGCTCCCGCTCCAGTTGGGCAAGACGCTCGTCTGCCAGCTTTCGCTGATTTGCCACTTCAGCCTCATAGGCTGCCTGCGACAAGATGCCGTCGCGAACTTGCTGCTGGGCACGGGCAACGCCGTCTTGAAGTTGTTGAGCCGCCTTGGCACCTTCGTTGCCGAAGTCGGACGCCTTGCCGATAAGATCATCCAGCCCGCGAGTCGTCGCCTGAAAGGCTTTATCGAAGCCGTCAGCAAACCCCTGAGCAGTCTCGTCCGCACGGTCTGCGAAGTTGGCTTCGGCCTCAGATAGTTTCGCTTCGACTTGGTCCAACTGGGCCAGGCGAGCCGATGCGCGAGCAGCGGCCTCGGTGTCCGAGTTGGCGTTGGCCCTCGCCAGTTCCGCCTCGGTCTTCGCAATCTCGTCACGAACGCGAGTCAGGTCGGCAGCGTTTTTCGCCCTCGCCTCATCACCGCCAAACTGATTCTGAATACGGATCTGTTCCAGTTCCCGATCGACGATTGACTGAACGGCAGCGGCCTGAGCTTGCGCTGCGTCGGCGGCCTCTTTTCGTCCTCGAGCCTCTTCGTCAATGGCGGAATTCACTCTCAGCTGGAGCGTCTCGATACGCTCAATCTCGTCAGCGGTCAATTCCCCGTCTTGCTGCGCAGCCGCTAATGCCTGCTCAAATTCCTGCATCAACTTGGTGACGGTACTGGACTGATCGACAAGTCCATCGAAAAGGTTGTCAAACCGCTCTCGCAGCGTCTCGACATTCGACTCAATGCGGAACTCTGGCGCGCGTTCCTGCTGAATGCGAGTTTTGATGCCGCCGACAAGCCGCGACGCGGCTCCCTGCCCGGCCTGCTCTGCATTGTTGCCGACATCGTCAAAGATGCCCGAGAAAGCGTTGGCTGCGTTGGTTGCAGCTGCCTCCATTTCCCGTGCGTTCCGGTCGGCTGACTCTTGCGACGCCGCCGCAAGCCCTGCGCCGAACTGTTCCAGATCGTCGCTGACCCAACTGCCGATGCCTTCGAGCACCTTGCCAAGACCTATCAGCAATGCGTCAATGCCGATCTGAATCACGTTGAAAATTGTCCTGAATCCTTCGGCGCCGGTCAGCAGCAACTGCCCTCCAATCCGAAAGATTTCCGCTACGTCGTCGAGGCTTGAAGAAACTCCTTCGAGGTTGCGGGTAAAGAAGTCAAACACGCCAGCAAAATAGTCGGCTGCCTCCAGCAGTGAGTCAGTGATGGCATTGGCAATGCCAGTTCCGCCGCTTCCCTGAGCGCCGCTCCACTCCTCAACAAACTTTAAGAATTCATCAACAACCGCCGTCACCGCCGGGGCAAGATTTCCGACGACCTGCCCGATGATTCCGTTGATCGTTGCGCTAACGGTATCAAAAGCGTCGTTGAGATCGGCGACGTTGTTGACTTGCGTGTCACTGACAATAATTCCAAGCCTCTCGGCTCGCTGGCGAAGTTCATCAATGCTGGACGCCCCCTCGCGAAACAGCGGGGCGAGCGCGGCGCCCTGCTTGCCAAAGATTTCGACGGCAGCAGCGGCACGGTCGGCAGCCGTTGGGAGTTGCGAAATGGCATCGCCGATGGCAGAAAATTGCTGCTCTGGCGCAAGCGCCCGCAGTTCAGCGACCGAAAGACCGATAGCCTTTAAATTCTTGTCAAAGGCGTCACCGGGATTTGCCTTGCCGATGCTGACTCCGAGCCGCTGCACCGCGGCGCCAAACTGCTCCGTATCAACGCCGGCCAATTTTGCGGCGAGCGAGTAGCCTTGAAGAGCCTCGACACCGATGCCCGTGCGGGCAGAGAAATCATTGAGCGTGTCGAGCGACGAGTTGACGTTGCTGACGAGCGACGTGATTTGCCCGGTGACTCGCTGAAAGACTCCGCTCAACGCTTGAAAGCCGTCAATCAAGACGCGGCCGATTTCGATCTTCGTGAGCAGGCTGACGTTGGAATTGAGCGACGCCAGTGTTTTGTCAGCCTTCGTCGCCGAATCGCCAACGCCGTTCAGCGACACCTTGGCCTTGTCCATCGCTCGAGAGTACGTCTCTTGGGAAATTCGGCCGGCGTCAAGCTGCTCCTTCAGTTCGGCCGCAGTCCGCTCATACCGCTGTAGCGGAGTGATGTTCGCTTCCGTGATCTGCGCCGCTCGCTGAAATGCCGCTGCCTCTTTGTTCGCCGCCTCGGCAAGCCGCTCAAACTGAATCGCAAACTCGGTAGCACCAATGGCGCCGTCCCGCAGGGAGTTCTGGAGGTCTTGCAGTTGGCTGCCGAATTGCTGCTGAGCACGGCCGGCGGCGTCAGACCCGCCGGCAAACTTCTCAAACTGGCCGGTCAGCTTGTCCGCTTCAGTTCCCAGAGCGACGAGCGCACGCTGTACCGGATCGAGCTTGAAGCCCGAAGCGTCGGCGCTGATCTTCATCGCGAGTGACAGGACGTTCGCCATCAACCACCTTCAAGGTTCGCCTTCAGTTGCTGCAAAACGTCAATGATCTGATTCGTATGTTGCGGCGGCTTCTCAATCGGCACGAAATCTGACGGGCTCGGTGCCTTCCCCTTGCCCGAATACGGCGCGAGCATCGCCGACACGATCAATCCTGTCTGCTGCCAGTGGTTTGGGATTGCCTCAAAGTACCGCGTGTAAGCCATCCACTCCGCAAGTTCACGGCAGGACATCCGCCGCTCTATTTCGCCTACCGTCATCTTCAAGTGGCCCGCCAGACGAAACAGAAACTGTCGCGTCGGGCGGAGGTTCAGTTTTTTGCGAGTGCCTCGACATCCTCGTTCGTGACGGCGTTGTGCTTCATCGCCAGGTCGAACAACCGACTCATCACCTTCACCGACTTCGTGCCGAGTTTCTCGACCTGATCATGCGTGAAGAGCGCCTTGCCGTCCTTGTCGCAGATGCACCGGACAAGCAGCTTCGGGCGCCACAATTCCATCTT